CTTCCTCGGCATCGAGGATCGGGCGGAGTGTATGCGGATATTTGCATACCAAGGCGAAACGCTGCGCGACGCCATCGCCTACGCTGAACACCTATGTAATAGCACCGGCCCGCTTAAATTAATGACCGGACATAAGGCGAAGGGCTTGGAGTTCGACCACGTGTTCTTCCTCGACCAGCAGTTAGTCGGTCCCGACGACCAGGACCCTAACCTACGTTACGTAATCCAAACTCGTGCCAAGGACACACTCACGTATGTCTCGAGCGGGGACTTTGTGGGAGCTTAATATGATTTACGCCCTGCTAATTTGTGCCACGCCGGTGAAGAGGGTGGGCATGAAGATCTGGTCGTTGTAGTCGCAGTTGCCTTTCCAGGCCTGGTCGATGCGCTCGCAGGTGGCCCGACGCACGAGGTCGATTTGGAGTTCGTCAAGGCGCTGGTCAACGTGATCGAAGAACTCGTCGTCCATCAGCCGCTTCCCCTTCTCCCACTTGCCGGTTGGGATATAGCCACACTGGGTTCCGAAGTCAATGACTTTCATGACCTCGGCGAATGAGTCGCCAAGCGAGCGGCGCTCCACAGCTGATAGATCACCAACCAGTTTACTGAGGATTTCATAAGTCTTACTCGTGTTGATGACAAGGCGTCGGCCGCAGGCTTCGGACCAAGTGCGGTGGCCGAGGGAGTTAAGGGTCATGGCCTGGACATTCTTGGGCATTCGTTCTTGCATCTCCACGGCGATCTTTTTGTTGAAGGCCAAACATAGGATTTGCGTGGTGGGCAGGGCCTCGGCGAGCATGACCAAGGTGCTGGTCTTAGCCGCACCGGCAAGGGCCTGAACGAGGATGTTGTCCTCGGTGTTAACAGCGGCGGCGATGATAGCGGCCTGTTCCTCCGTTGGGGAAAATTCCATTACTTAAGCCTTTCGATTACGGGAATTTCAGCCACGTTGAGCATCTGCGCCACGAGCTTATTCACAGCGCGCATAACATTCCGCTTACTCGCGTAGCCCTCGGCAGAGTCGGCCACGATTTCGTTGTTGGCAGCGCGGAGGCGCCAGCGCCAAAGAGACGCTGCGTCGCGATAGATTTGGAAGTGCATCATTCATACTCCTCAATAAAGGTGTCTACTTCGATCTGCAGGTCGTTAAGTGTACGTGCGGTACAACGCTCGCCGTTATCGCGCCATTCACCGTCCTCCAAGTCTGCGTCGTAGTTGGGGCCGGTCCAGGTGTACCAACCGTATTCGAAATCGACTCGACCGCCGCGATAAAGGTAGCCTACTTCTGGTGTATCCTTTGTCATCTTATCCAGCATCAGGTTTACTCCGGCGGGTGCGTAGCGAGTTGCTTAGCGCCTGTGCGTTGTGGTAGATGTCGGCGGCGAGGGCGCGGGACTCTTCAGTCGTGGTGGCAGCTTTTATAATGTTGTCCATGTGGATCATCACGCTTTTAGCGTGGCCCAGGAATTGGTTGTGGTGCCACGCTTCACGCTGGGCGGGGGTCCAGGTGCGGCTAACTCTACGAACCAAGATAACCTCCTATGCTAATGGCGCCGACGAGGCCAATAAGGGCGATTAGGCCAATAACCCACGGCGACACGACGCGCTCCTCAGTGTAAAGGGGAAGGCGCTGGTCGGAGTGGTGGGAATAGCTGCGGGTGCGGTAGGGGTCTTTCACCACATATCTCCTTTAGGTTCAACGGCTTCGGGGAGTTGCTCGGGTTTCATATACGGGTCACAGTTACAGTCTTGCCAATCGTTATGGCCGAAGCTGCCGTCGCGATAATATCCATGACCGTGACGGCGGAGGTAAAAGCCCTGGCCTTTACAGCGCGGGCAATCGGGATGGTGTTGGTTCACAACTCCTCTCCTATTCCAAGGGACCGGGCGAACTTGGCTGCGGCGTCGTCGAGGTCATCGGCAGCGGATGTGGGTTGCGTTGCTGGCCCAGCTGGTGTGAACGTCCCCGTTGCCTGTTTAATCTTGATGACCACGAGGGAACTTCCTGGGGCTAAGCGCGGGAAAGTGAGGGCGTCGTACTTGCTAAACCCATTCACCTCGGCAAACGCCTTCATGAATTTGTAGCAGCGGTGGCGCCAGTTAACGGCCTGGCCGGGCGTGGCGAGTTCGTAGGTGCCGCCCCCGCAGGATAGGGCTGCGTCGAGGATGGGGATGAGGTCGGCGAAGGTGCCGAGGCGGTCTTTGCTCATGAGAACCACTCCCCCACAGCCACTGAAGCGATACTAGTGGGTAAACCTACCATGACGGCTCCGAGAATAGTTAGGTCTGGAGTTTGGCAACAGTACACAGCAGCCATGGCCCAAAGCGTACCCAGAATGACATAGAATAGTCGCATAGTGAACTCCTTAAAACATCCTGCAGATTGAAAAGTCGCCGTTGAGTTGCACGATGACAACAAAGCCGGCGGGGTAGATCATTATCTTCTCGCCTCGCAACCACGCGAACGCCACCGGCATGACGGGTGGGAGGTTTGGGTAGAGTAGCGCGTCGTCCGCCATTAGCTTCCAGCCGTGGGTGGAGTCTTGCGGCTCCCAAAAATGGTTGTCGTGGAACTGCTGCCAGGCGACGTCATCGGAGGCAGCGGTGACTAACGCAGGGACTGGGCCGAGGAGGGAAATGGCGTTGGGGTAGTTGTCGTTTAGGCGCCAGTCGAGGATGGGGTCGGAGTCTTTCACAGGTCCTGCTCCTTCCGTAGTTGGCGCTTGAAGTCGGCCGCGTCAGCTAACTCGTCCGCAATGGTTTCGTTAGCGTACTCCACCGCGCGATCTTCGCGTTGCTGTTCCGTCCATTCAGGACGCAGCTCTTCCATTTCATCAAGCGCCTCTTGGTAGAGGTTAATCCAGCGGGCTGAACGGCTCATAGGTCTATCTCCAAACTATTAACGTCGATGCCGAGTTTGTTTATGGCGGGTTCCTTCGGCGCGAGGCGGTAGGGTTCTACCGGCGGGCGGGTGGCATAGGCGGCTTGTATCTCCGTGGCTTCGCCAATCCAAAACGGGTTGGACTTGCCGCCGAGGGAATACATGGCGAAGTTACCGGATTTAAGCTGGCGCAAGCACACCGTGCCACTACGCTCGAAGCGGAGGTTGCCGGCTTCGGACTCGTCGTCGGTCAACGCCCGGCCTCCTGCTTGCGAGCCACGCCCCGAACAATCGCAACGGTCGTGCCATGCTTGGTTGCCGTTTTCCGCAAGCTCATCCCGTCGCGCAGATCCTTCGCTATGGCTTCACGCGACGCCACATCACTGCGAGGCTCGATAAATTCGATTGCCGCCCTGACCCGATCGATTGTGGCGCGCAGCTTCTCAACTTCATCCCCACGGTCGGCGGGGTGAAGGGCGGAGAGGACGTGACGGGCATCATCGTGATAGACTTGCCAGCACTCTTCCCAAGGCTCCATACCGACGCTGACGGTCTTCCCTTTCGCTACCGAGAGGATTGCGTCGCAGCGATCGGAGCGCTCTTTCTCGCAGGCGTAAAGCACACGCGCCACCCGATCCACGTCTCCCGCTGAGGGTTGGGATTGGAGGCGGTGGCGGGCGAAGGCTTGCACGAGAGGATCGCTGTCCATAGCGCCTGCACGAACGAGCGTGCCCCATCGCTCATTGTGAGGCGAACTGCTGGCCGCAGCATCGCGATCAGCCTGGATCACCGACATCAGTTCCGCTGCAAGGGGGTTGTCCTCGCTCATAGCTTTGTCCCTTCACTCTCAGGAGGATTGGTCAAATGGCCCCTGACTGCGAGAGCCAGGCCGAGCGCAGTGCTGCCTGCCAACAGCGTGCGGCTGATGCGCAATCTACGGCGCTTCCGGGCGGCTATGTCATGGGGTTTGTTCATCTTCGTTCTCCTGTTCTTCGAGGTACTTGGCAAAGCACCAGAGGTCTTTGTAAAGGGCGGGTTGGCGCGCGGCTTCGTAGATTAGTACCTCGCGTTGGCGTTCGGCGTAGGCGCTGTAGTGGACGCAGTAGTCGATCGCCTTGGAAAGGTAGCTGAAGTGGGGGAGGACTTTCATACCACTTTCCAGTTCGAGCCTTTGTTGGCGACAATAGCGTGTGCCGCCTCCTTGGTTAAATTCCCGTGCTCCAAAATCCATTCAGGGAAGAGCTTTGGGTAGATAAGGCGTTCAACCTCAACGCCAAAGCGGTAATCGTCATGAGGGGAGGTTACGTCCTCCACGATGCGGAGCGCGCTCACAGCCCATTCCTTTCAATCTTAGCGCAGGTGGGGAAGTGGTCCTCCTCATTAGCGTAGAGGGGGCCACCAGCGCCGGCACAGCCGTAGCCAATGAGGCGAGGAGTATAACTCCAGGCAATGAAAAACCCGACTGCGTAGGTGATGGCTACGATGATTATGATGGTTGAGGTTCTCACAGCTCAATCTCCAATTCCGCCACCGAAATCCCAAGTTCCGCTTCCAGTCTCGCTTGGCGTTCCACGCGCGCAGCTTCCATGAACTCAGCTTGGTCGGCCAAGACCCGCTCACGCTCTGCTGCCTTTCGCATCCAAGCGTCCGCGATGGCCTGAGTTGGGTAGGCGCCGATGTAGCCGCGCTGGTCCTTCACGCTGTGCTCGGCGTCGTAGAGGATTTTGTAGAGGAACTCCGAAGCATGAGGCGTGTTGGGGATTGTGATAGTGCGGCCAGAAGGGAGGGTTAGGGCGAAGGCGCCGGAGGGGGCGAGGGTGATGTTCATCGTGTTTCTCCGTTTAGTGCTGTTGCTATAGTATGGATACGGTCGATGGTAAAGGCGCCCGGTGAGCCTTCCCCAAACGCAAGCCATGATGGACTGACGTTGAGGGTTTTAGCCAGCTGCGCCACCATACGAATAGTGGGGTTGCGCTGGTCGCCTGAGCGTAGGCGGCGTAGGGAGGCGGGGTCGATCCGGGACTGGGTTGCTATCCAAACTAGCTTATCGCTGGATATGTCAATCGCGTGGTTGAGGCGGTCAGCGAATGTCATGGTTCACTCCGTTGAATAAACTTATCACAACTATTCCCCGCGCGGACCCAATTTCCAGGCATGGAGTGCGCTAGGGTGGATTTAAGAAAGAGGCCGCCGATGGCGCAAAGGCCCGACCAGCGACCGGGGGCGGAGTAGTGGGCGCAAGCGCCACACCGATTAGATAAATCGGACGGAAACACTGTTGGGGCTGTACATGCCTTCACTGCACTTCGTCCTCTTGTGCGCTGGCCCCTGCCACGCAGTGCCAAAAGTGGTCAGCGGGAGAGAGATCGTAGCGTTGGCCGAAACCTATCCCCAACCCAATACCAAACTCCTCAAAACAGGGCTGGCACATGTTGGCCCAGCCGCGCTGGGTTTTGGCGTCATACATTACTCCGTTGTAGTCGCCGTCGCAAAGCTGGCACTGGTCCAGCGGGGAAGTCCACACAGTGTTTTCCATCACCACGAACTCCTATACTGATGGCGGGGCGCGGGTGCAAGCACCTCGATTTCCCTTCCGCCGCTGGCCACGAAGTCCAGCGCATCGGCAAAGCTAGGCCAGCGATGAACGCCGGTTACAGTGAGGGTCACGTAGCACGGCTCCCGCTCCGTGGGGAAATAAACCGTGCCGAGGGCGTTAACCACGCCGCTGCCAAGGCAAAGGGGGATGAAGCGCTCAGCGATTGGGAGGTTAGTCATTGTTCTTCTCCATTCGCTGGAGCATTTCCTTCTTGGTTGCATCGCGAACCCGCTCCCACATTATATTTAGTGCGGGGGAGTTGAATAGGTTACAGCCAGGAATTTGCTCCCAATAGGTGAATAGTTCCTCTGCACTCCAAGTGCAAAGATTGCGAAGGAGTTGCTCCCACGCCGCTTCCATTTGCGCTGCAGTTTCATCATCGTCCTTACGGCGTTGGGCACTTTGATGGACTAGGACGTTGCTCCAACCTTCAAGATCGTTCATAGTTTTGGCTCCGTTGATGATTTAGGCTGGGGACTCCACCAGTGCCGCTACGCGGCTTGGCCTTATCTATAGCGGCGCAACGTGGATTGCTGCGCCGCTAGGGTTAGGGTCAAAGGGGAACGTGGCCGGTGAAGTTCATCACTACGGCAGCGCCAGTAAGCATGATGTAAACGGCATACCATCCTGCGGTTTCAAACTTGGTCATTGGTTAGCTCCTTGGTTAAGTGAAAGGGGGCTGGGCATTTACATGCCTTCACAGCATGGCCGCTCGCCAGCACTGACGATCGCCCCATCGCCCTAGGCAAATCTCTTGCCAATCGCCAGTGCTATCCTCCTCATCCAATTCCTCATCGTCCAGGATGAGATGGGCGTTGGGATCGCAGTCCCAGCCTTCGCTATACTCGTTGTCATAGTCCATAGCCAACCCCCTTCAAAAGCGCCTTGGCCGCTTCAGCGTTGGGCAGTGCATAAGGGCCATGAAACGCTATGGTGCCAAGGATGGCCGCGCTAAGCAACACTTGCCCCCACTTGCGCTCAATCGTGATCTTGTTCATCTTGGTTTCTCCGTTGGGTAAATTGGTTAGTCGCGAGGGCGCGGGGCTTCCTTAGCTTCAAATTGCGCCGTTGAAAATAAGTACTCATAATCAGCGCTTAGGTCATGCGCCTTTGCAAAGGCTACTGCATCCTCTTCGTTCGCGAAAGGCCCAAGATTGCAGGTTTCGTCATTATAATCTGTGTAGGTAATGATAATCATAACCGTTCTCCGTTGATGATGCCATTGCATCTATGAGGGCGCGAAAGCGTTCACGCACTCAGGGGCGCAATGTTAAGGGCGGTGAATTTCAGCCAATTCCTCCTCGGTGAAAAGCCTAGGCCTCATTCCCTTGATTGAGTAGCCGAGGTAATTCGGCTGGACGTTGCGAAGGGACCGCGCCTGCGCCTGCGCCTTGCGGTGAATAGTGGGGAGCGTGTTGCGAAGGCTTGCTGGCACAACGCTGTCGCTTCCCAACGCGATATCAAGCTGGCCATTAGTAAGTGGGCTGATAAACCGAATGTCATTCATGGCAGTTTCTCCGTTGCGTATTCATCATAATCCTTATTCATCCACCAGCACTTATCGCCCGCGTCATAGAGCAGCGCGCCCTTGTCCACGAAGTAGTCTAGGGCCTTGTGCGTAACCTTGGTTAGCAGGTGGGATGAAATTGGGTGGCCTAGGTCAACAAAGGTTTCCAACGTGCTCTTGCGAAAGCGAAGGAAGGTGGAGTAGCCAACGCGGTCCCGTTCCCAACCTTGGAATAGGTAGCCGTATAGTTCCGCGTCTGAGTAGTTGGGCAAGCCGCGCATTTAAACCTCCATTGTGGTTGCACCATAGCACAAACCGGCGGGCGGGTAAAGGGCCGTGGTCAGGTGCCAACCATACTTGCGTGTCTGGGTTTATCTAGGGGCCCAATCCCATTTGCGCTGCATAAGTCTGGGGTAGGTCTGGGGGCAGCGAAAACGGGGTTTACCCCCACCATTATCTGCCCCGTAGTGGGTATGAGCCATACCCCCACCTCATCCCCCCTACCCTTCATTTTCGCTCCTGAAATTTCTAAAAAAAAAAATCTGTTAAAAACTCAAAAAAGAACCAAGAACGTGAGGGGGGAGCCATACTAGGGCACAATGCCCTAAGCCATACCAAAGCTGGGAGCCATACGGGAACGCCAACGGGGAATATAGTGGTGGGGTAAATCGGCGGTTGCGCTGCCTGCAGGCGTCCCCCAGACTTATTCACGGAAACCGGCGGCATACACAGAAGAAAAGGGGCGAGACATTGCTGCCCCGCCCCAACTACGCGCGAAGAGGTTGGATCAATCCACCCAACGCACACCCATGTCATCGGCCACCGCCAACGGGCCTTTGCAAGTAAGCAACACATATGAGTCATCGGCCATGCGTTGATACCCATAGACTCCCGCGCCTTGCCGTTCCCCAAGCGTTGCCGTCCATTCATCGGCGGGGATATACTTGTGTGATCCGCCGCCTTTGCGCTCAAAGGCGCGCGTGAACGAGTCAAACATAGTTGACCCCATGTTGTTGCCGCCGTTGGCATCCTCGTTGTTGGGCCATTTGTCGCGGCAATAGGCGTGGACCAAGGTCGCGGCTAGATAGGCTTGTGACATAAATTCCTCCATTGCGATCCACCACGGATCATCCTCGCCGCGCCCCAAGTCACCCTAGGGCGCGGTCCGGTCATTCGTGGTTAAAGATCAATCGTGATAGCCGCGCCGAGCTTGGCCTTGGCTTCACGTTCCGCCTTGCGCTGGGCGATCTTGGCCTCAACGCTTGGCGTAAGCGCGTCGGCATTCTTGGCAAACCATGCATCGAGCTTGGCCGCTTGCGCATCATCATCGAGCCCGGTGAACGTGGCCCATTCCGCACTCTTCGCGCCATACTTCGCCTTGACGCTTTGGCGCATGATGCTGCGCGCAACCGTGGTGAATTCATCCACCCCGCTAGCCCCGCGCGTCTTGCCCCATTCCCCGGCAAGCAACGCATCAGCCGCCTTATTCATGGCCGCGTCCGTGGCCGCCGCAATAGCAGCCTTGTCGTCGCCCAAGTCCTTAGCCGCTCCGCTCGCCGCATCGGCAACCTTTTGCGTGAGCCCATGTGTGATGAGGCGAAGAACAATCGCCTCCGGCAGCTTCGCCAAATCCACGGCGCACTCCACACCGCGCGAAGTGATGATGAGATTACCCTCAAGATTGATCGTGTGCTTGGTCATTGTAGTTCTCCGTTGTGTCGCACCGTTGCGACGCCAACATTAGTCCCTCATCCCGCGCCAATAGTCAACACACATAATTCCATTGAGGTTCAATGGGTTATGTGATTGTGCGTTAGCTCTGGCCCGTTCATCTTTCCCCCGAGTCGTATGAACAACGCAAGGGGTGCCACCCCCTCCGAGCACCATCACGGTGAGTTGGCGGGAGGGGTTTCGCCGCATGGGGTGGGGGTCGCGCGTACACATACCCCTCGCAAATTCTGCACCCAATTTCCAGGTATGGCTCACCCCAGCCTTCTTGCAGCGTTATTGACACAACTCCCCTTCCGTGTTACCGTAGCCGCATGGACATAGACCCCGATATGTTTAGGACGCGCGGCAGGGCCAAGCAGCCCTTGGTGGCCGATGTGCTTCGTGAGCTAGACGTTAGTGACTTGGCTTGCCTCCAGGTGGAGAAGGGGAGCGAACCCAGCGCGCTGAAGCGGCTTAGCGAACGCCACCACGCCCTAGCGCGCAACCTGGCCTCCGGCATGGAAGCGGGTGAAGCAGGGCTGGTGGCCGGGTACGTGGCCTCGCGCGTAAGCATTTTGCAAAATGATCCCGCGTTCAAGGAACTCGTGGAGTTCTACCGCCGCGATGTCACCATGCAGTACCGCGACCTGCACCAGAAGCTAGCGGGGCTTTCCCTTGACGCCGCTGAGATGCTTGCCGAGCGGCTGGAAGAAGAGCCGGAAAAGGTGTCCATCGGCCAGCTCATGGAGATCACTAAGATGGGCGCAGACCGCACTGGGTTTGGCCCCCAGTCCTCCTCCACCAACATCAACGTCAACGTAGACCTGGCCTCGCGCTTGCAGGCCGCCCGCCAGCGCGTCCAAGCCCGCTCCCTCCCTCCGTCCGATGCTCTTTTGGAAGGATAATTGTCATGAGCTTTAACTCCCGCCGCGATACCATAGCCTCCGCCCTTCGCACTGACGGCGGACTTGGCCCCAATTTTCGCTCCGATAACCTCGCCACACTCTTTAACCTCATGGGTGTAGCCGACGCGCCGGCCCCTACTGCTAAAACCGCTGACGCAACCCTCACCATCGCTGAACTTCTCACAGGCATAATCACCGCAACCAAGGCCAGTGCGGTTGCACTCACCTTGCCCGACGGCGAGCTGGTTGAAGCAGGTGTAACGCTTGACAATGACCAAGGCTTTTCGTGGTCTGTGATTAACCTCGGCTCTTCCTCCGGCGCCGTCACTATGACTGCTGGCACGGCCCATACATATGTAGGCAATGCAGTCGTAGCTATCTCCACCTCGGCCCGGTTCCTCACCCGCAAAACCGCTGCAAACACCTACGTCACCTACCGGATCAGCTAATGATCTACCCCGCCAACTACCCCATGACCATAGAGCAGCGGGCGGACTTCTCCCGCACGTTCGCGTTGGAGGACGACGCTGGTGAGCCTGTTGATCTCACCGGCTTCGCCCTCAGCGCTTCGCTTTGGACTGAGCGCAGGCGCGCGATCTTGGACTTCACCTTCGCCTGGGTAGACCAGGCCGAGGGCACCTTCACCCTTTCCCTCACCGACACCCAAACCACAGGGCTAAGCGGCAGCGCCGTCTGGGACCTCCTCGTCGTTGACCCAGACGGAAATCGCGACTACTACCTCCGTGGTGATGTCCTCGTTGAGCAGGGGTTCACGGTATGAACCAGATCACTGTGCGGGGCGTGACCGAAACCCAGGTCGTCCGCGTATCCATCCCCGGAGTTCAAGGGCCAAGTGCAACGCGCGGCTCCTTCACAGCCGTTGAGGCCATTGCCTCCTCCCGCTTCATCCACATAGACACTGACGGCGCAATAGAACTCGCCGACGCCACCGACGATACCAAGCCTGTTGACGGCTACGTTGAGACCGCGATTGCGGAAGACGCTTCCGGCACTGTGATCGTGGGCCACGGCCAGGTGCTTAACGGTTTCACCGGGCTGAACCCCGGCTCCGACTACTACCTTTCGGAAACCCCTGGCACCATAACCCTAACCCCTCCCGCCGCCGCCGGCAACCTAGTCCAGTACGTTGGCAAGGCCCTTACCGCAACCACGTTGCTTTATGTCCCTGATCGTGGAGTGACGCTGTGACCGACCGCCTTCCCCTCACCTACGTAGACGGCAAGCACAAGCAGCTCCAGCCCGGTGACGACCTTCTCCTTGAAGAGGGCCTCACCGTCCAGGCCGCTATCGACGCAGCCGTGGCGACAGCCACTGGCGGCCAAGTGTTGCAAGGGCTGGCCACCGGCGGCGTCGTCGCCTGGCAAAGTGACTACATCTATCGCATCTCCGCCGCTACCTACTATATCGAGGGTGTGCTTTATTCCTCCGCCGAGCAGACTGTTACGCTTGACGCAGCGGACGGAGCTAACGACCGCATCGACGCCCTCGCGTTGGATACCACCGGCGACTTCGTTAAGATCACCGGCACGGCAGCCGCACAACCCTCCTCCCCCGCTGTTGATCCTGGCACCCAACTCCAACTCGCCTTGGTGCTAGTCACCGCCGCAACCACCGAGCCCGTTCTTGCCTCCGACGAAGACATCTACGTCAACAACGCTGAGTGGACCTCGTCCACCAGCGGCTCCGGGTTCAACGCCAACTCCACCAACAACCCTAACTCCGCTACAAAGTGCATTGAGGGCACAGCGGTTGCTGCCAACGCCTATGTCCAGCTTCAGGACGGTGGTTCACACACCTCCGACGACTACGAAACGCTGGTGTTCTTTATTCGCTCCAAGGCCAATTGGAACAACAGCCGGGGCCTGCGTTTCCAGTTCTACGCCAGCGGCGTTGCCAAGGGCGCGGCGGTCAACGTGGCCCGCAACACCTGGGGCTTCGATGCCTCGCAGACCGCAACATATCAGTTCATCGCGATCCCGCTTTCGCAATTCGCGCTCCCCGTTGGCACATCATTCAACCAACTCCGCATCACTGACTACGGCGGAAGCATCGGCTTCTACATCGACGATATCAAGCTCAAGACCACGGGCTCTTCCGGCACGCCTTCGGGCACTTCGGGGATTAGCCAGGAACAGGCCGACGCACGGTATTTGCAACTCACCGGGGGGACGCTGACCGGCGATCTAAGAGTACCCGACGAAGCCTATGATGCAACCGCGTGGAACAACAACCTCGAAACCCCAACCAAGAACGCCGTGCGCGACAAGATCGAGGCGATCGTTGCGGGTGTCCCGTCACTCGACGCACTGGCGTGGAAGCAGCCAGTTCGCGCTGCATCAACTGCCAACGGCACACTCGCGACGGCATTTGAGAACGGCGACACCCTCGACGGCGTCACGCTTGCGACGGGCGATCGCATCTTGCTCAAGGATCAGTCGTCCGGAGCCGAAAACGGCATCTACACCGTCAATGCATCCGGAGCGCCGAGCAGGGCCAGCGATGCCGATACGGGCGCAGAGATGTTGGGCGCGACGGTTAGCGTCATGGAAGGCACGGCGAACGCCGACAAGACCTTCGCCTGCACCACAAATTCGACGATCACGATCGGCAGTACCTCACTCACCTTCGCGCAGGCCAGCGGCGGCGCAGGTGGACTACTTGCGGCCAATAACCTGTCTGACGTTGCCAGCGCAGTGACCTCTCGCGCGAATCTCGGCTTAAACACCCGTACGGTTGAGTTTTCCATCATCGGCACAGCGCTCACCGCCAGCGAAGTCCTCGGGCACGTAATGCCGCCATCGGGCGAAACGTGGACCTTCCCGGCCAACCTGACCACCTCTGCGGGCGTTAAGGTCACAGGCGGCACGAACCCAGCCTCTACCTACGCCATCACCCTCAAGAAGAACGGCTCCACGGTCGCGACGATTTCCATCTCGACAAGCGGCGTCGTCACATTTGCGACCAGCGGCGGCACATCATTCTCGCTGACTGGCGGCACAGACGAGATGCAGATCATCGGGGCCGCAACGCCGGACACCGCTGTCGGGTACGTCATCGCACTTGGTTGCACCTGGGCCTGATAGGAGAAAGCTAAATGGCCTCGATACTCGACTCTGGAAATAAATCCGCCGCGATTACGCTGTCAGGCGGGAATTTAACATTTCTGCAAACCGCTACAAACGCCGACAGTCGGGTCCGCGCCACGCCGGAATTTCGGTCTGGAAAGTGGTATTGGGAGGCGACAATCGTTGCGGTCGGCAACAACGGCGTATGGATGTTTGGCTTAATCTACAAGTCCGTCGCGTTCACTACGGGCAGCTTCATCGGCCATGTTCCTTATACGCTGGGCTGGCAGGGAACCGGGGTAGTCGCTTCAAATAACTCGTCGCTGGGCACCATCCAAACCTACGCTACAGGGAACGTGGTGTGCATTGCTCTGGACATGGAAACCGGGCGCGTCTGGTTTCGGACGAACGGCGGCAACTGGAACAACAACGGTTCGGCAAATCCCGTAACGAACGTGGGCGGCATCCCAATTTTTGCGGGTCTCCCGATTATGCCGATGTTCAGCGCCTATGCCCTCAACGATAGCTGCACTGTCAATTTCGGGGGCAGCGCTTTTGCGCAGTCGCAACCGAGCGGCTTTGCTCCGGCGAACACATGGGATGCTCCGGTTGCTGGAGCGACGCGACGGCAGGTGTTGGTATTCTGATGATTACTTACGCGCCTGTGCAATTCGTTGGGAGGTAATCTAGATCAACTATGAGCGAAGCATTTGTACAAATGGATGATGGGCAGCTTGGCCGCCTTTCCCTCATCGAGGCCATCCGCGCTAACACCGACGCGGTAAAGCGTCTCGGCGACCAAAAGGATCGACAGGATCATAAGTTGGATGAAATTGGTAAGGCGTTAGGTGAAATTAATACTCGTCTTGCCGTGCTTGAGCAAAGTTCCTTACATGCACAAGTGGAGCACCACCAGCGCGAAATGGATCGCTTAGAAGCACGTCTCCGTGTGCTGGAGAATTTAAGCGAGCAGCGCAAGGGCGCTATGAACCTGTTCGAGTGGGTGGGAAAGAATTGGCCCGCAGTCATCGGCTTCGTCGGTATCGTCGCCCTGCTCATCAAGCAGTGGGGTTGGGTTTGAGCGGGATTGCAATTCACTCCCCATTGTGTTAACGTAGCCGTTGGAAGGGAACACCATGACCATCACCCTTAGTGCCAAGAGTTTAGCAAAGCTGGACGGGGCTCACCCCGACCTGCGTAAGGTGATTGTGTGTGCGGCGCAGCTCAGTGATATTGACTTTACCGTGCTTGAGGTCCAGCGAACCTTGGCGCGGCAGAAGCAGCTTTATGCCCAGGGCGCTACCCGCACGATGAACTCGCGGCACTTGGTAAAACCAGACGGGTTCTCGCGCGCTGTGGATATTGCGCCGCTGGATGGCGGGCAGGTTTCATGGGCCTGGCCCCTTTACCACAAGCTCGCCCCGATCATTAAGCAGGCCGCTAAGGAACTTAACGTGCCGATTGAATGGGGCGGCGACTGGAAGAGTTTCAAAGACGGCCCGCATTGGCAACTCCCCTTCAAGCAGTACCCGTAGGAGGGTGTGATGAACGAGAACAACAAACTGGAAAAGATCGGGCTGCTGGTGCTGGCTACTCTGTCCATCTGTATTCTCGGCTGGATTGGCATCGCGGCCTTGCGCTCCGGTAAGATCGACCCCAACGCCAGCGCGCTTATCGGCGTAATCGTCACCGGCCTGATTGCGTTTGGCAAGGACATCGTGAGTGCCATCCGCGCCTACGCAATGTCTGCGCAGCTCGGTAAGGTCACGGACCAGCTTGCTGCCTCCGCCCCTACCGATCCAACCGTTCCCCAAGCCGTGACTGTAACCAACCCGGCTGACGACCCGGTTCATGTTGAGGAGACTAGATCATGAAGCGCCTCGTTTTCCTATTGCCCTTGGCGCTTAGCGCCTGCACCCCCTCACTAACCACAGCCGGCTCAGTCATCGCTTCCGGTGCCGATGCGGCTGGTGCTTCCGCCCCCGTCACCTACGCGGACAAATCCACGCTGGATGAGAAGGGCGCGATTGCTGCTGAGAAGGCGTTTACCCTAGCCGCGAAAGCCGCCGCCCTTGGTATTCGCAGCGGGCTAATCAGTGACCGGGCCACGCTCGTCCGTATTGATGACCTGCGCGCGAAGGCGTACACCAAGCTCCTTCTCATCCGGGCCGCGTACCGAGCCGGGAACGCTACGTCCTACGCCGGCGCTTTTCGCGAGTTCGTCACCATCATCACTGAACTCAACACCCTGTTTTAGGAGGTCGCTATGCTTGACACCCTTTTAAACCTCTTGCCCAAGGTCGGCAGCGCAGTGCTTATGCTCCCCGAGTTCGTGGCGCTGGTTAAGTCCGTTGGCGCCACGCTGAGCACTGGAGACCAGGCGACGTTGAAAACCGCCTACGCCCTGGCCATTGAAGATAGTGACGAGGCCAATGCGGACCTCGCGGCCCTGATCGCTGAGCGCCTTGCGTGAATGACGACCTGATCCTTGAACTCGCGGAGTACAGCAACGACCCGTTGGGCTTCGTGCTCTTCGCTTTTCCGTGGGGAGAGGCGGGGAGCGAAGTCGAGTTTGAGGAGGTGCAGGAATGGCAAGCAAAAGTCTTATCGGACCTTGGCCACGGTCTCATCACGATCGAGGAAGCCATCCTTATCGCACGTACCTCAGGACATGGTATTGGCAAATCTGCCCTTGTTGCCTGGATTATTTTGTGGGCTATCTCTACTTTCGAGGACACGAAGGGAGTTGTCACCGCCAATACCGAGAACCAGCTGAAGACAAAGACGTGGGCCGAGGTCGCTAAATGGCACCGCATGTTCATCGCCAAGGAACTATTCCAGATGACAGCCACCGCACTCTTCGCGCGTGACCCGGCTCACGAACGCACCTGGCGGATTGACATGGTCCCGTGGAGTGAGCGCAACACCGAAGCCTTCGCCGGCCTCCACAACCAGGGCAAGCGCATCCTTATCGTGTTTGATGAGGGCTCTGCCATCCCTGATGTGATCTGGGAGGTTACCGAGGGCGCGCTGACGGATAAGAACACCCAGATCATCTGGATGGTGTTCGGCAACCCGACGAGGAATAAGGGACGGTTCCGCGAATGCTTTGCTGGAGGCAAGTTCGCCCACCGCTGGCTTAGCGAGGCCATTGACTCCCGCACGGTTCGCATTTCCAACAAGCCGCAATTGCAGAAGTGGATCGACGACTATGGCGAGGACAGTGACTTTGTACGCGTTCGTGTCAGAGGCATGTTTCCTCGTGTTGATGCTGAGTCTTTTATATCATATGAGTTGGCACAATCCGCTTCCGTCCGCGAAGTTGGTAATAACGCTGGGGTTGTTGTCCTGGGCGTTGACGTTGCTCGCTTTGGTGATGACGCGAGTGTGATCTACCCGCGCTGCGGACGCGACGCCAAGTCCAGGGAAATTGAAGTGTACTACTCCGTCGATACCATGAACTTTGCTGGGAAGGTTGCTGCGGCGTTCATTCGCCACGGCGCGAGCATCTGCATGGTTGACGGTGGGGGTGTCGGAGGCGGCGTGGTGGATCGCCTCCGGCAACTTCAAATCCCTGTGATCGACGTGCAGTTCGGTGCCGGGCCGGACGGGTACAACAACTCCGGCGTGGTATATAAGAACAAGCGGGCTGAGATTTGGGGCGGGTTGCGCGACTGGCTGGTCTACGGCGCGATCCCGCAGATGCAGACCGGGGAGAACGTCACGCTCGTGGATGAACTCACCGGGCCGAACTACTCGCTAACAAATTCCAAGGGTGAAGAGGCCATCGTGCTCGAGGGCAAGAAGGATATGCGGGCCAGAGGTGTACCTTCGCCCAACGTGGCCGACGCCTTGGCCTGCACCTTCGCTTTCCCAACCGCTGAAGTCCTCGCGCCTGATCCTTGGGCACCGAAGGTCCAGCAGGTCGTTGGCGCCGACTACGATCCCTTTTCTCGCGAAGCAATTTACGGAGTACAGTGATATGGGGTTCTTGTTCCCGAAGGCTCCCAAGCCAGTCCCGCCCGCTAACCCAGCGCAAACTGCGTCCACGGTGAACCCGTTCAGCACCTCGTTTAGTAGCGGTGGGAGCTTTATTGGTGGGCCGGCTGGTCCCACGGCGCAACGCAAATCCGGTCTGCAAAAGACTTCTCTCATCGGGGGTGGCTGATGCCAAAGATTAGTGAACAGCAGCACAAGTTGCTGAAGCAGGTCATCGCTGAGCTGCGTAATGATCGGCAGCCGTATTGGACGCTGTGGCGTGAACTCGCTGACTACTACCTTCCCAAGCGGTATGTGTGGTTGCAGAGTGCGAGAGAGCAAAGGGTACGCAGCGCCAAGAACCCCTATATCCTGGACTCCACCGGGACGTTTGCAGCGCGTACCTTGGCGGGCGGGATGATGAACGGGATCACCTCCCCTTCGCGTCCGTGGTTTAAGCTCCGCATCCCAGGCTACGATGATGACGGCGGACCGGTGAGCCTCTGGTGCGATGAAGTCGCGCGCCGGATGATGTGGGTTATGGGGGAGAGCAACTTCTATAACTCCATGGCCGTGCTGTACCTGGACCTCGTTGTGTTTGGCTCGGCGGCTTCGTTGATTTACGAGGACGACGAAACCGATATCAGGTGCTACAACCCCGCGCTCGGTGAGTTCTACTTTGGCCAAAGCAGCCGCCTCGCTGTAGACACTTTTGCGCGCGAGTACCAGCAGACCGCCAAGCAGCTGTGCCAAATGTTTGGTGAGGAAAACCTGTGCGAAACCACGCGGCTGAAGTATAAGAAGGGCGGTGCTGATGCGCTGGCCCTCATCGACGTAACGCACTTGATCGAGCCTAATCTTGGTGAAAGCGCTGTGCCGAAGAAATTCGCGTATAGAGAAACGTACTGGGAAACCAGCGCCCCGGCTGGCGTGGTCCTCGTCCAGCGCGGGTTCAACGAACTCCCCGGCATCTTCCCTCGTTGGGAGTGCACCGCCAACGACAGCTATGGCTCCTCGCCCGGCATGGATGCGCTCGGTGACGTAATCCAACTCCAGCAGGAAACCAAGCGCAAAGCCCAGGGCCTGGACAAGATGATTAACCCGCCGATTATTGCGGACATTCAACTCCAGCACCGGCCCACCGCACTAATGCCCTCGGGCATCACCTACGTAGCCGGCCAGAACAACATCGGCGCCAAGCCCCTGTACCAAATCCCCGCGCCGATCAACGATATGACGAATGACATTCGTGATGTCCAGGGCCGGATCAAGGAGACGTTTTTCAACGGGCTGTTCGATATGATTAGCCAGCTGGAGACGGTGCGCAGCGCGACGGAGATTGATGCGCGGCGAGAAGAGAAGCTGGTGCTGTTGGGTTCCGTGTTGGAGCGGTTTGAGAACGAAGCCCTTGACCCCGCCATTGATCGTATCTACAACATTATGGCTCGGCGGAAGCTACTTCCCCCCGTGCCTGAGGGCCTGCCCGCCGCTGGGATCGAGGTGCAGTATGTGTCGATCCTTAGCGTCGCCCAGCGCGCTGTAGCTGCTGCTCCGATGGAACGGTGGCTCCAACTTGTTGGCTCCGTGGCCGGCCTATATCCTGGTGCACTGGATATTCCCAACTTTGACGAACTCATCCGCAACTACGGTAATGACATCGGAGTTGAAACACGCAACATGAACCCGCGCGAAGTCGTGGAAGCTCAGCGCGAAGCCAAGGCCCAACAGGCCCAGCAGGAACAGCTGGCTGCGGTAACCCCAGTCATTGCGGACTCCGCTAAGACGCTGAGCGAAACCGACACCGGCGGTGGGAGCAACGCGCTGCAGCAACTCCTTGCGGCGGGTTGAGTGGGATTGACAGAAACAGGATAATACCGTATGATGTCCGAAGTCGAAAAAGTCAAACGTAGGTGGGAAAAGGCTGATGAAGCTGATTTGGAAAGTGCAATCAACGCCCTGTTCCAGGCCCCCAACGGCCGCAGGTTTCTGTGGTGGCTTTTAGCTGTTGGCAAGATCGGCAACCAGCCCTTCTCCCCCGACCCTTACGTTGCGGCATTTAACTGTGGAGTCCTTGACGTAGGCAACCAGATCATGGCCCGGTTAATGGAAACCAACCCTGATAGTTACACCGCAATGCAAAAGGAGATGTTGAATGAGCACCGAAACAGAGACACAGAACTCGGAGTCGCAAGCGACCTCGACAAGCGAAACCAGCCAGACGCTGGTGACGGGCGAGACTACGACGACGAACCAAGATACCCAGGGGTCGACTACGGAGACGGAGGGTGAAACTTCTGAAGAAGCAGTTAAAACCCCCGAAGAAATTGCTGAGGAAGCCGCGAAAGCTGAAGCCGATGCGGCAGCTGCCGCTCCCATAACGGTCGAGGACATCGTCCTCCCGGAAGGCATGGCCGAACTTTCTCCCGACCTCACCAAGGAATTCGTGGAGCTAGTGAACGATAAGGAATTGGGACCGAAGGCTCGCGCCGAGGCCCTTCTTAACTTGCAGGCGAAAGCTATGACTGCTGCCTCGGAGGCGAGTAGCGCGGCATGGACTGAGATGCAAGAACAGTGGCGGAACGAGGTTAAAGCCGACCCGGTCGTGGGCGGGGATAAACTCCAACCAACACTAAATTCAATCAACAAGCTCGTCACCGAACACGGCGATGAGAAGTTGGTTGAAGCACTTGCTGTCACGGGGGCTGGTAACAACCTCCATGTCATCAAGTTCCTCCACACGGTATCCACGCTCCTCACCGAGGGTGGTTATCAGGCCGGCTCACCTGCTGGTCAGGAGAAAACTGCCGCGCAACGCCTTTACCCATCAATGCCCAATTAAGGAGCAACGTAAATGTCAGTACTCGCTGATACCCATCCGACGCTTTTGGATCTCGCCAAGCGTACGGACCCCGATGGCAATATCGCAGATATTGTCGAAATCCTGAACCAGAACAACGAAGTGCTGGAGGATATGGTTTGGCAGGAGGGCAACCTCGTAACCGGCCATCGAACCACGATCCGTACTGGTTTGCCCACCCCGACCTGGCGCAAGATGTACGGCGGCGTCCAGCCCACGAAGTCGCGCACTGCCCAGATCACCGATAACACCGGTATGCTGGAAGCGTATGCGGAAGTCGATAAGGCCCTCGCGGACCTTAACGGCAACACCGCTGCGTTCCGTCTTTCGGAAGATCGCCCTCACATCGAGGGTATGTCGGAGGAGATTGCACAGACGATCTTCTACGGCAACGAAGGTACGGAGCCGGAGGCCTTTACTGGTCTCTCCCCGCGCTTCAACGCCCTTACCTCGGCCAACAACAGCGATAACGTAATCGCCGGCGGTGGCTCGGGTACGGACAACGCCAGCATCTGGCTCTGCGTGTGGGGTCCCTCGTCGGGCTTCGGCATCACGCCCAAGGGCTCGAAGGCTGGTCTCCAGATGGAGGACAAGGGCCAGGTCACGATCGAAAACGTGGATGGCGATGGTGGTCGTATGGAGGCGTATCGTTCGCACTATCGCTGGGATGCGGGTCTTACCATCCGCGACTGGCGTTATTTCGTTCGCATCGCCAACATCGACCGCTCGGAGCTGACCACTACGGCGGCATCCGGCGCGCACCTGCCCAACCTCATGTACGAGGCCATTGATCGCATCCCCAGCTTCTCTGGCCGGGCTGCGTTCTACATGGATCGGGGTATCCTTACCAAGCTGCGGCAGCAGTCGTCGTACCTGATTAAGGACTCGTCGCTCACGGTTGAGCAGCTTGGCGGCGTGCCTGTCACCCAGTTCCACGGTATCCCTATTCGCCGTGTGGACGTGCTGTCGCCCGATGAAGCCCTTGTTGCAGCTTGATATGGCTTAGGGCATAATGCCTAGGACCATACCTAAACTCGAAGGAATTTAATATGATTATGGACGAACGACTTGAGTTTGCTGATGCCGTTGCTGTTGACGGTGCTGCGGCTCCCACTACCGCGCTGATCGGTGATGTGATTAACCTTGGCTCGGTCCCTCGGGACATTGGCCAGGGTGAGCAGGTTTACCTTGTAATCACCACCGACACGGAGATCATCACCGGCGGCTCTGCCGGCACGATGAACTTCAAGCTCGTATCCGACGCTCAGGCGGCTATCGCCACGGACGGTTCTGCCACGATCCATTGGCAGTCCCAGGAGTTCGTGACCGATGACGCCGCAGCCAACTCCGCCCAGTTCAACGCGGGTGGAATTATTGCTGCCGTGGCCCTGCCCCTCCAGGGCGCGGTCTATGAGCAGTACCTGGGCATCCTCGTCACTCGTACCACGACCGCAGTTACCGCCGGTAAGATCAATGCGTTCCTCACGCTTGACCCGCCCCGGACTGGTGTGATCTATCCTGAAGGAGCGAACTGATGGCTACCGTCTCCGTAAACCTTAAGCGGGGTTTCTTTGCCCCGGATGGGGTGTTGTACGAGGTGTCGGGCAATCCGCATCAGCTCCCTGCCGAATGGGCGGACAAGCCTGAACAGGGGGAGGACGAAAGCGATGAGGACTTCAAGGCTCGCGCCAAGAAGCAGCCTTACGCAGTGCTCCCTTCCTCTGCTGAGGTTGTGAAAGCCTCTGCTCCGGTCGTCGAGAAGCCTGAGCCGGCGCCTGCGGCAACCACAGCCAAGCCCAAGTAAGGAGTAAGTCGGTGGACGTAACCCAGCTCTTTAACCTGTCGCTTAACGCAATAGGCGCGAGGGGGAAGGTTGCGTCCCCGACTGAAAACTCAAGGGAAGCTGAGGTGTGTTCACTTTGGTACGAGGTGGTGAAGGATCAAATCTTCGCGGCGGCGCCTTGGCCAGAGCTAACCAAGCTCGCTTCCCTTGAGGTACTTGATGAACGAGACGCGGAAGAGGACTGGGTTAACACCAACGCGCGGCCTGGCTATGCGTTTGCTTACGCGCTGCCGGACGACTTCGCCTATCCCCAGTACCTTAGTAATTTCGATCGCTTCCTCCTCACCGCGTATGGGGACTCTCAGGCGATCTCCACTAATAGTGAAAACGCCGTGCTCGCTTATACGTCGAAGAACCTGGTGCCGGACCGCTGGTCCCCAGGGCTCCGTATGGCGATCGTCTACGCGCTGGCCTCCCACATCGTCATGCCCCTTAGCGGCAAGGTCTCGCGCGCCAAACAGATGGTGGACCAGGCCAACAACTACATCATGCAGGCGAGAGAAGCGGGGGCTAATACCTCCAACGAACAGTTCGAGCACATTCCCGACTGGATAGCGGCGCGGGGTTATTCCGGCTCCACCCAGTCCATGCGCTACATCTACCCCTACGGCGATCTCCTCACGGTGTCGAATGTCTAACGAGCTGCTAAAATACGCCTTCGTTGCGGGTGAGCTGTCGCCCTCGCTCCTTGGCCGCACCGATCTTACGAAGTACGACCTCGCCATGGCTGAGGCGTATAACATGTTTGTGGATTACCGAGGCGGGCTTAGTTCTCGCCCTGGCACAGAGTTCGTTGACTTCCTTCCTGACTACCAGGAGGTGGCAAGTAGCTTGGGCCGTAAGTCCAACGTGATTGAGTCCCCAATCCTCTACGCAATGAAGATTGAGGCGGAGACGGAATACAATTACATTGTGGTTATCGCGCCGGTTAATTCAACTGAAGGTGGCACCACATTCGGCCACAGCGCCGTGCGGTTTATCCAGAACGGTGAGTACGACTTAGAACCCGCCTTCCAAGTAACCTCCGTGACCGATGCCGACCCCGCCGTGTTCACTGTAACCGACCACGACTTTGAGGAAGGCGATTGGGTTCGGTTTAACAACCAGTTCGTGATGACGTTCACCTCGCTCCTTGACACGACTATGGTTGTGAGGGATGTGAGTGGGGACACGTTTGAGCTGGATATCCTAGCCACTGGTGAGCGGGTAGGCGCGGCACAAATCCCAGCCTCTCCCCAAGCACGTATCTCGCGGGTCTATACCATTGAAACTGATTATCGCCCTGAGCACTATGGCACCTTGCAGTTCACTGCCGTAGGTAGCGACGGCCAGGACCGCGAAGTTAACATCGTTCGCATCACTCACGTTGAGTACCCAATCCGTAACCTCATCTGGCGCTACTATCCCGACGACCATCTCGACCAGTTCGGGCGCGGGTGGACGATTGAGGATGAGGTTCTTGGGATTAATGAGCGGGGGCCGGCGATCACCTCGTTCACTGCCAGCGCGCAGCCAGATGATGGACCGCCCCTCGCCACGGTGCTTTTCGCTGTGACCTCCGTATATGACAACGATCAGGAAAGTATTCGCGGCCCGGTCTACCAGATCACCGACGTGCCCAACTACACCGTGACTGCCGGCGCGGTTACGATTAACTGGACCGCTGACCCGGACGCATCCTACTACCGAGTTTATCGCTCTGTAGTCGCGTCCGACCAGGTGCTTAGTCAAGGGCTTGAACTCGGCTTCCTGGGCCAAACCAAGGGCACTAGTTTCACTGACCCGAACATCATCCCCGACTTCTCCCGCACCCCATCCAAGCACCATGACCCATTCGTGTATGGCCGAGTCAGCCGGGTGGTTATTAACGACGGTGGGACTGGGTATACGGATTTCACGACCTTCCTCACAATCACCGGCGGGCCGGAGACTGACTTCTACGCCGAGGGGATTGTGCAATCCGGCACCGGTGAGATCATCTACGTTGACATCCTCAACGCAGGCCATGACTACGGCCATGTGGATCACGTGCTGGATATTGATGGAACTGGAACTGGGGCTGATATTGACCTTGTGTCCCTGACCGGGAATTATCCAGGCGTGTCCGCGATTTACCAGCAGCGCCAAATCTACGCTGGCTCCTACAACCAGCCCGTCACGGTGTGGGGTAGCCAAGTCGGTCTCTTCTCCAACTTCAACACCACAACCAACGTGGTGGACAGCGATGCGTTTGAGTTCTCCCTTAACCTCGAGACCTTTAACTACGCACCGATCCGGCACCTGGTCGCGACGCAGATTGGCCTTCTGGCCATGACCCAGGAAAGCATTTGGCTAATCAACGGTGGTGGGCCAACGCAGCCCCTTACGGCGCAGAACACCGTAGCGTCTCCGCAGGACTACGCCGGTGCCAGCCAACTTGTGCCGTTGAAGATTGGTAGTGAGGTGCTTTATGCCGAGGGCAAGGGCTACGCTGTTCGGTCGCTTTCGTATAGCGAGGCGAGTCGGGGGTTCAGCGCTGATGACCGCAGTATCCTGTCCAACCACCTGATTAACGCCGGCCGCGAGATTGTTTCGTGGGCATATCAAGAACAGCCAAGCAAGATCGTCTGGTGTGTGAGGGCGGACGGCGCGCTGCTCGCGTTTACGACTGTGAAGTCGGAAGACATCTACGCCTGGTGTAGTGGTGGGACCAAGGGCCAGTTCCTTGCTGCCGCTGCCATGCGCGAGAACGTGCTGCCCACCGCGCTACTCCCTTACAACTATAAGTTTGTGGATAGCACTTATTTTGTAACTCAGCGGTATATCGGTGGCCGGTGGCGCCGGTGCGTGGAGCGGCTGGCCCAGCGGGACTTTAGCAATCTGGAAGATGCTTGGTGCCTGGACTGCGCCCTCATCACACAGAAGAACACGTTTAACAACACGCTCGAGGGTTATAAGCTGGCTAATGGAAACTGGGCCTTCACCAGCCCTTATGGGTTGAATGGCGAGGCCGAAGAAGGCTGGGTACTCCGTGGCGCTGGTGGCGTGTTCAAGTTCGTTGAGGACGTTTACGATCCCGGCTACCTCTATTCCGAATATGAGGAAATCGAGCCGCCAAAGTTCTTCATGCCCGAAACTGACGAAACGGAAATCGTGCCACAGACCCGCGATGAATGGGGGATCGTGGAGCCGTTTACCACGGTGACAAACCTGTGGCATTTGGAGGGTGAAACGGTTTCTATCCTCGCGGACGGTAAGGTGCTTGAGGACCAGGTCGTTACCGATGGGGCGATCACGCTGGATACTCCGGCTACGTTGTGTCTCATTGGCCTGCCCTTCGTAGTCCGCGCCCGTTCCCTCCCGATCACGGTGCAGGGTAATGCAGTTGAAGGGAAGCGGAAGCGGGTGGTTGGGCTTGGGGTACGGTTGGAAAACACCAAGGGGCTGCAAGCCGGGCGGACCAAGGATGAGTTGTATGATGTAGAGCGCGGTGGTGAGGCCACGGTTATGGTGAATGGCATCCATCACCAGCTGCTTAGCACTTCATGGGAGGACGACTCCTCAATCACCTTCGTGCAAAACAAGCCTCTTCCTGTCACAATGCTTTCCCTAATTACTGATGTGGAGGTCGGCGATGATACAGATTAACGCTGTTCCCGACCTTGACTGGACGGAGGAAAGTCAAAGAGAAATCAACCGCAATCCTGAGCTTGTTGCTGAAAGCGACTTCGCTTGGCAGATTGGGGACTGGTTTATTGCTGGTTGGCATTATCCTGTTTTCGCTGGCCCGCCTTGGTTCTGGTTCGCGATGACTAAGGATTTCGCAGGGATGAAGCTGCGCCGGTTGCAGGAACTACAGCCCCGGCTGCCGGTTAATTGTCATGCCGCTGTGCTTAAGGGCTGGACGGCTGGCGAGCGGTTTGCCAAGCACTTTGGCTTTTCCCCGACTGGGGATGAAGTCACCGTAGAAGATGAGTTGTTTTTAGTGTATCGGAGGGATTGATGGCGTTTCTTCCAGCAGCTTTGCAAATCGCGGGCACCCTCTTTGCGGGTGTGGCTGCGTACGGCCAAGCCAACTACCAGTCCCAGGTCGCGAAGAACAATGCGGAGATCGCCAAGCGTAACTCCGTGATAGCTTCTGAACAAGCGCAAATTAAAGCGGCTCGGAGTGATCGTGAGTACGCAGCTGCGCGCGGGAACTATTTGGCTACTGTTGGCGCAAGTGGAATTGACCCGCTCGGCGGCAGCCAGCAAGCTGTGCTTGGGCTGATTGACCGGAACCGGCAGGAAGGCGCGCTGGACATTCGCCGAGGCGGTGAAGGGCAGAGCAACGACTTCATGCAGAAGGCCAATGATAACCGGGAAGCCAGCACTTATAAGAAACTGACTGACTTCTACGGCCCTATTCTCGAAACAGTGGTGAAATCCGGCAACAAGAAGATGCTCAACAGTATTGCTGATACCTTCGATAACTATGATTTCCCGATTACGAAGGAGTACGCGACATTACTTAGGAACACTGAAATATCCGCACCGGGGGAGATTAAGGTGCCGATCGACTTCTCCAACGAACTCGGCGTGAAGGCCTTTCAAGACCAACACCCTGCCGCATATACAAGGCTATTTGGTGCAGCGCAGATACCAGATGTGCTTGCCATGACTGATGGCCGTAAGGGTGACATGATCATTGCCAAGGACAACTTCGGCAACATCGTCAAGACTGATTTTGTGGAGACGAAGAAGAAAGAAGAGAAAGCAGTCAGTTACATGAAAAAAGAGTACGAAAAAGGCAATCAAAAAATCTTTGAAGAGTCATACGACGGGGGTGCGACATGGAAGCCTTTGTCTACTGCCCCACGGTATAAACCGGACAGCGGTCAATCAGGCGGTGGCGGTGGTTCTGGTGAAGACTTCGCTAAGTGGACTCCTGAAGAAAAAGACTGGTGGTTTAAAGCCAAACGCGACACAAAAGAAGTCCCCAACTTCGGCATGGGTAGGGCGGCGGCTGAATCCAGAAAACAGTTTGCCCGTGAATATGCGCAGTGGAGCATGAAGGAAGGTAAGTCAGGCGCTGAACAGCGCACTGAGGGAGAAACTTTTGGCGCGGATACCATGTCGCTCAGGCAAGCAACCAAGATTCGCGACTCCATGAAGCCATTTGTAGATAATATGGATAGCCAAGTACAGCGTATCAACTTACTGGCCAAGAAAATGCCGTCATCGGATGCCGCCCGTATACTTGCTATGCCACTGAACGAGGCAAAGCGTTATATTCTTGGCCGCGCCGACCTTGCCGCATATCGGATGTATATCACGGAAATTGAGAATGAAGCCGGCAAACTGGCAACCGGTTCAACCGGTTCGGTGGCAGAACTTTCAGCAACGGCACAGCAGAAATGGGAAAAGATACATGACAAAAACATGCCGTTGGGCGAGATGCTCAAGCTGCTCAATGAAACTAAGCAGATGGGTCACTTACGGATAGACGCGCAGGA